TTCACTATTTCAATATCTATGAGAACACAGAGCCCCTTATGGGCTCCAACATGGAATCAAACACCATTTCTCGCATTAGAACCTTTGCAATGGTGGATCTAGAAAAAAGTTCAAAAAAAATGTTCTTTTCCCTTGACAACATCACGGAAACGTGTTATATTTATAATATCAATGAGACGGAAACGTCTAATGATAAAAAGATCCAAAAGATCAAAACCATGATGCAAGCAAAGGAGAAATCATGCAAAACATCATTCGCAATGTATACGACAGAGTTCGAACAAAGCTTCTGTCACGCAATACAAATGACTCATTACATACAACAGGAGGAACAATGAATCAATCTAAAACATACACCGGAACCTTTACCAAGCGTAACGGACAACCACGAACCATGACTTTTGTCAAAGGTGCAGACATTCCACAATCATTCCGTGGCAGTGGAAAGCCCCCTCGACTCTCTCAAGGTGAAGAAGTTGTTTATGACGTAAATGCAAAGGGCTATCGAGTGTTTAATCACAATACTGTTCAAGGTCAAATTGTTGAAAATAGTACACGGTTTTCATTTGACAAAATCTCATAACGTGTTATATTAATGTATGAGCACGGGGGAGTGCTCTAAACTCCCCCATAATCTCTTAAATAGAGATATTTTTTTTGAATTAAATTCACACACATGGAGACAAAATGATTGAAGAAATACTTGATACAATTATTGAACAGTTGCCTGAAAGCCTAGCAATGAGTTTTCTAGACTCATACGGAAAGGCTTATGCACACAATCCTGATGAGCTTGGTAAATATTCTTGGGCTGCAACTGATTCCGTAGAGGCTATATCAAAGCTTTTAAAAGAAAACCCAGATTTGAGACCAATTTAAATTAAAAAACTTGACAAACGATAGCCAACGGGTTATATTAATACATGAGCAACGGGAAAGTGCTCTTGAACTCTCCCACAATATACAAGTAGTCTTGGAGGAATAATGCTTGAACATAATGGAACTATTTTTAATGCACATAGGTATGCAACAACAGTTGACCGATCCGTAACCGGTGTGCACATCTGTCAAGAACTGACAGATAATTCAATACAATACGGATCTACCGAAACTTCGATTATCGTTGATTCTCGAAACAATAGAATTATTGCAGCAGATACCGGTACAGGTATACCTGAGGACATTTTCTGTGATAACTTTCATACCTTTCACAATGAACCAAAAGACGCAAGTGGTATTTCTATGGCTGGTTTAGGTTCAAAACTATTCTACGGTCTATCAGATATAAGAATAACTTTGACAAAAAACAATGGTGTAGCATACTATTCTGTCTGGGATTTCACTTCTCACGAAACAATCAACAATCCAATTATTGACTACTTTGACAAAGAAGACCCACCAGATGAGCTAATACCTCACATGGACTTGGTAGGCAGGTTTATGTCTATTGAGAGTGGCACAATGATTATCTTGCCCAACATCAAAACTTGGGGTAAATATAAGACTTCCGCTGGTAGATTCTATCACGCTCTTAAGACTCACTATGTTGAGAGGTATGGCCACTATCTAAAAGAAAATGGCGTTAATATGGCCACCTCTTTTGTACCCGAGAAGGGACTTATAACTTGGGACCATATCAAACCAGCCGATATCTTTGAGAACACAAAGTATAATTCTGTAACAGATAAATCCGGCAAGATTGAAGTAAGAAGCTGGATTGTAGATGCCAACAGCGAGCAGTCTAAATTGACCAAGTTTGGTATCAATATTTACAGAAATAACGTTAAAGCATCCACCAGTGGATTCTTAAACATCGGCCAAAGAAAGAAAAAAGGCCAAACGATTAGCATCGTAAAAGCATCGCCACTAGATTATAAGAGTATTAGACAAGCTGTGTTCTTTAAGTCAGACTCTGATGATGTTTTTAAGATCAATCACATAAAGACCCAAGTTACTTTGGGCGATGAGGTAGAGCAGCTTTGCGCCACAGAGTTTCAGAAGATTGTTCAAGAGTATGAACGTCTCCGCTCTGAGAAGCAAGAAAGCAAGGTATCTGAATCTTTTGAAGATAATCGGACAACCTTTTCAATCTCTGAATTAGCAGAAAGTACTGCTTGGAAAATCGCCAATGGTGAGTTCTCATTCAATAAAGCATCTGGTGTGTACAAAACCATTGAATCTTTGCCTGAGGACGGAATAGATTTAATAAAAAATATTTTAACTTCCATGAGCCCAAATCAAGTTAATAAGCTTGGGGTTCAATTGGAAACAACATTAGGAGGAAACAGTGTACAGCAAGTTGCCTAGCAAACATACAACCATATTCCCATATACTGACCGATACTCAGTTATGGCGTCATCTGAAAATGATGTAAAAATATCACACAAAAATTCCATTATTGGCAAATCCAATAAGGCCGGTAAAGCCTACATGGGCGACAAGGTTCTTGTCGTGGGCCATAAAAAAGATGGCGTACACCTTTTCGCCGCTGAAGTCGGCGAGTGGGTACCCGACAATCGTAAAAATGTTTGGTTTAATCAAGGCGGAAACCTATGGGATTTCAATTATCAAATCTCAGGACAAACTGATCAGGTCTTTATGACTTGGGGAGAGGTGATGGATATCACCGGTGCTGAAGATATCGATGTCAAGCGAATTTTTCTAGATCGCTATAGGCCTAAAAATCCCGGGACAAAAATTTCCAAACTTGGCGATTATCGAGATATTTTATTTGAACATTTAAATAAAAATAACTTGACAAATAGTGCCGAATAGGTTATAATATATGAACAGCAAAGAGTGAGATTAAACTCTTTGACTTTAGGGTGAATCCCCAAAAAGACCATTAACTATAGGAGATAACATTATGGCTTTAAATTTAGATGCAATGCGAGCTAAGCTCGAACTTTCCCGCAATGGTGGAAAGAAACAACAAGACTCCACTAAGTGGCGTCCGGAAGAGGGTGATCAAACTATTCGCATTCTTCCAACTTCTGATGGTGATCCTTTCAAGGAATTCCATTTTCACTATAATTTAGGCAAGAATCCCGGTATTCTTTGTAATAAGAGAACTCATGGCGAAGACTGTCCAATCTGTGACTTTGCTTCAAAACTGTGGCGAGATGGTGTCGATAACAACGACGACCGAGCTAAGCGAGAAGCTAAAAAAATGTTTGCTCGTAAGCGATACTATTCACCAATCCTTGTTCGAGGAAAAGAATCCGAGGGCGTTAAGGTTTGGGCTTATGGCAAGCAAGCTTATGAGAATCTTCTAGGGCTTGTGCTAGATCCTGATTATGGCGATATCACAGACCCTGAGACCGGAACCGACATAGTTCTTAACTACACAGTTCCGGGCACCCCGGGCTCGTTCCCAAAGACTCAATTGAAGCCACGGCGTCGACCATCAGTCTTGTGCGATGATATGGTAGAAGATTGTGCTCAACTATTGGAAAGTATTCCGGATATTGGATCTCTTTTCGATAAAAAAACAACTGAAGAGGTTCAGTCTCTGTTAGATGAATATCTTTCAACTGATAATTCCTCCGAGTCCAACTCTAGTGAGACACGAAAATATAACACTTCATCAACATCAAAAGTTGATCAAGCCTTTCAAGAGTTGATGGGAGCATAGCCCCAAACCACAGGTAGGCATGGGTTACAGATGCCTTAATTTATCATTCGGAGGAAAAAATGAATATTAAAAATGGACAAAAAGTTAGTCTACATTACACCGGTAAGTTTAAAGATGGAACAGTTTTCGACTCTTCAAAGGAGCGCAATAGCCCACTACATTTTGTTATTGGTAGCGGAGTTGTGTTGCCTAATTTTGAAGATGCCATCAAAACCATGAACGTTGGAGAGAAGAAAACCTTTAATCTAACTAGTGAGGAGGCTTATGGTCCACACATGGATGAAGGAGTACAGGATTTGCCAAAAGAGCAATTCCACAAAGATATGGAGTTCCAACCCGGAGCCCATATCAGCGGTACATCACCTGATGGTCGACCGATTAGAGCAATGATAGTGTCTGAAAATGAAGACTCTGTTACTGTTGATTTTAACCACCCGCTAGCCGGAAAAGATATCACTTTTGATGTTGAAATCCTAGGTGTAGAGTAAGAAAAACCGCAGGTAGGCATGGGTTACAGATGCCTTATTGTTTTTTGGAGAAAATAATGATTATAAGTTTGAATGACGAAAATTTTGACCAAACAACATCTTCTGGTGTGACATTGGTTGATTTTTACGCAGATTGGTGCGGCCCTTGTAAAAGGATGCTACCAAAAGTAGAATCAGTGGCTTCTAAGCTTGAAGGAAAGGTTACGGTAGCAAAGGTTAATGTCGACGAATCTCGAACAACCGCAGCTAAGTTTTCTATTCGTAGTATTCCTACCTTTGCACTAATTAAAGATGGAAAGGTTGTGAGTGTATCTGCTGGTTCTAAAAGCGAACAGGAGTTGCTTTTGTTTGCTGAATCACACAATAGAGGTGCATAATTGGGAAAAGTAGTACAAATGAAAAAGAAAGCAGGTAAAATGGATTTAGACGCAATCAGAAAGTTGATCAACAAATCAACCGGAATGAATGTTGCTCATGATCTAACAAAGGATAATCCAACTGCTGTAAAGCAATGGATTCCAACTGGCTCACGCTGGTTAGATTCAATTATATGTAGGGGTAAGATGGCCGGCATCCCCGTGGGTAAAATCACAGAAATCGCTGGCCTGTCAGCAACTGGCAAGTCTTTTATGGCTGCACAGATTGCCGGCAATGCCCAAAAAATGGGCATGCAAGTAGTTTATTTTGATGCGGAATCCTCGCTTGATCCCTCTTTTTGGGAAAGGGCAGGTTGCGATCCAGAAAAAACCATTTATACTCAGGCTGTTTCAGTCGAGAAAGTTTTGGGAACGATTGAAGACCTAATGTCTGCGTCACCCGAAACACAATGGTTGTTTATTTGGGACTCAATCGCAGCAACCGCATCAGAAAAGGACATCGAGGGCGATTTTAACCCTCAGTCCAGCATGGCTGTGAAGCCACGCATCTTCGCCAAGGCGTTTCCAAAGCTTACTATACCATTGGCAAACCAACAGTCTACGCTGGTTT